TTTTGTCTCCGCTCTCGGTCGTTACTGGGTCAAAAATCGCATTATGGAATTTTTTGGCAAAATTGTGGTTATTTGCTTTTTCCTTATATTTATGCTATAATTTATTTATATAAAATATAAAGGAGTAAATGCCATTTTATGAAAAAGACAGATGTTACCTTTAAACATGAAGATATGCTAACAGAATGTTGTATTACTTACAGTGATAAAATTACCATTTGTGAATACGCATTATGTCACCCTGATGAAAAAGATTTTTATTCTCCGCTGATAGGCGAACATATCGCTTACACTAGAGCTTATATTGAATATCTAAAATATGTAAAGGATTATGAAGTCAAACCTGAACTGAAAGCGTTGCAGGATTTCTACACTCAGATTGATAGTAGTCCTAAATTTAATGAAAATTCTTATGAAATGAAAGCCCTACGGAAACGTATTCATCGTTTGGAAAATGAGTTAGCTACAATTAAAGGGGAGATAGCTATAGAAAAGGTAGGGTTAAAGGCTTATATCGCTTCAAAAGACGCTTATCATAATAAGATTCGTGAGAGAAGAAATAAAGGTCAAATTTAATTAAAATTACCCCTAAAATTATCAGAGCATTGTGAGGGGAGGTATTCCTATAGCATTTAAGTATTTTATTCTGGGAGTATTGTTTTGTTATATAGCTTTACCTGTACTCGAATCATTAGTCAATTTTATATTATAGGTGATTGAGTTATTAAATGGATATATTAAAGTTAAAGTTAAAAATGTCTCTTTAGAATTAACAAAAATCCAAGACCAAATCGATTCGCTGGGTTGCGAAGAACCCGTTCGGGCAATCGGATTTGAAATACCATCAGAAGAACAGGAAGAGGAAGACTATGAATAAATTTTACGACACAAGTAGCTTGTTAACCCCAAATCCGCACTTATTTGATGAACACTTTATAATTTCATCTATTTCATTAGATGAAATGGAAAACATAAAGACTTCCGCAAATAAAGATGCCGAAGTGAAGTACCAAGCCAGAACTCTTTTACATTTGCTTGACAGCAATCCTGATAAATATACAATTGTACATTTCCAAGATAAAATGCTTAAAAGAGTAAAACAATTTTCAGTTACAAATGATTTGAAAATTATCGCTTGTGCCTTGGACTATTCTAAGAAAAATTCTTGCCCGATTATTTTTGTAACTAATGATGTAGCACAAAAATCTTTAGCCAGAGTATTCTTTGATAAAGTAGATACTATTTCCGAAGAAGAAGATGACTATTGCGGGTATAAAGAAGTTGTCCTCGATGAAGCACAAATGGAAATTTTTTACAGTTCCCCAATAGAGAACCTATATGGCTTAGAAGTCAATGAATATTTAATTATTCGCAATGAAGCGGGAGAAATCGTTGACAAACTCTGTTGGACTGGAACTTGCTATAGGCACTTGAATTACAATGCTTTTACTTCTAAAATGTTCGGTGAAGTTAAACCCATAAAAGGCGATGTTTACCAAGTGATAGCTACAGATAGTTTAGCTAATAATAAAATTACTATGCTAAAAGGTCCGGCCGGAACGGGTAAAACTTTGTTGTCTCTTGGATATTTATTTAATAAATTAGAAAAAGGACAAATTGATAAAATTGTTGTTTTTTGTAACCCTGTAGCTACCAAGAACTCCGCTAAACTGGGCTACTATCCGGGAACCAAGGACGCCAAGGTTCTCGATTCACAAATCGGTAATATGCTAAGCAGTAAGCTCGGTGGACGTATTGCTCTTGAGGAACTGGTTGAAAAAGAAAAGATTGTTCTATTGCCAATGTCTGATATTAGAGGTTATGACACTACAGATATGCGGGCTGGTGTATATATCACAGAAGCTCAGAATCTTGATATTACCTTGATGAAACTTGCTTTACAACGTATTGGTGAAGATTGCATATGTATTATTGATGGTGACTGTAAGACACAAGTAGATGATATAAGTTTTGCGGGAGCTAATAATGGTATGCGCAAAGCCTCAAAAGTATTTAGAGGTAATGACATCTACGGAGAAGTAGAATTTAAAAATATATATCGTTCAAAAATTGCTCAAATTGCTGAGCAAATGTAAGGAAGAACCTAAAAAGTTCTTCCTTTTTTTATTAAACCAAAAGGAGAGAATAATATGACCGAAAAAGAAATATTTACTTATCTAAAGAACAAAGGATTAAATAATTATGCTGTAGCTGGTATAATGGGTAATTTAAAAGCAGAATCCGGTCTTGTCTCTAATATAGTAGAAAGAGGTCGCTAGTCTTTAAGTAACGAAGATTATACTACTGGCGCTGATAATGGAACTGTTAATTTTATATATGATTATATTGGTTATGGTTTGGCTCAATGGACTTATTGGAGCAGAAAAAAGAACTTGCTAGAATATGCCCAAAAGAAAGGCGTATCTGTGGGCGACTGTGCAATGTAGTTAGACTTCTTGCTGTAGGAATTAGAAAAGAGTTATTCTAGTGCTTATAAATCTTTAACTGCAGCAACATCTGTAAAAGAAGCAAGTAATGTATTTTTACTGCAATATGAGAAGCCCGCAAACCAGAGTGAAACTGTACAAAATACACGAGCGTCATATGCTCAATCTTTTTATGATGCATATGCTACTGGAAAGACCACTTCAACAACTAGCTCAACCACTACTACGACTTCTTCCTCTTCATACCCAACTATACAAAAAGGTAGTTCTGGTAGTACTGTAAAAACTTGCCAATAGTTATTGATTTCTAAAGGTTACAGTTTACCTAAGTATGGCGCAGATGGTGACTTTGGTAGTGAAATGTATAATGCTGTTATTAAGTTCCAAAAGGCAAATGGATTAACTGCGGATGGTATCGTTGGTCCGGCCACTTGGGCAGCTTTGTTAAGTACTACTGGTTCTACAACCACAACTACAACAAGTAGTAATACAACTACTACAATTTCTACTTCAACAAAAATAAAAGCTAGTGCGGTAATTGCTATAGCTGAAAATGAAGTAGGTTATTTGGAAAAAGCTACCAATTCCCAATTAGATGATAAAGCCGCAAATGCAGGATACAATAATTATACTAAATATGCAAGAGATATTGATGAGAACTATCCTAATTTTTACAATGGCAAAAAGAATGGATTTGCTTGGTGCGATGTCTTTGTTGACTGGTGCTTCATTCAAGCGTTCGGTGAAACAACTGCTTTAAAACTCTTATGCGCTCCGCAAAAATCTGCGGGAGCCGGATGCCCCTATTCCGCAAACTATTTTAGAGCCAATAATCAATTCTATAAATCTCCAAAAGTAGGAGACTAGATTTTCTTTGGTTCTACTGGCGCAGAAACTCATACTGGATTGGTTTATAATGTAGATAGTTCATACGTTTATACTATTGAAGGTAACACCTCTAGCACTTCTGGTGTTGTTGCTAATGGTGGCGGTGTTTATAAGAAAAAATATGCTTTGAATTATAGTAGCATCTCAGGATATGGTCGTCCAAACTACGATGATACAGCTACTACCACTACAGTTACTACTCCAATAGTAAATACAACTACTTCAACTTCAACGACTACTACTACTACTACTACAGTGCTAAAACAAGGCAGCAGTGGAACCGCAGTGAAAGAGCTTCAATAGAGTTTAATTTCTTTAGGCTATAGCTGCGGAAGCGCTGGTGCGGACGGCGACTTCGGCGCAGGTACTAAAGCGGCTGTAATTAAATTCCAATAGGCGAATGGATTAGATGTTGATGGTATAGTTGGTTCCGCTACGCAAGCAAAAATTCAAAGTTTGTTAAGTGTTTCAAGCAGTGATTGCCCATATGCTGCTAGGGTTACTGCTTCTAAATTAAATGTGCGGCAAAGCGCTTCTTTGAATAGTAGCATTGTAGGTGTTCTTGTTAAAGGACAAGAGTTTACTATTATAAAAGAGCAAAATAACTTTGGTAATATAGGAGAAACTGGCGGCTGGGTGTCTTTGAACTATATTGAGAGGTTTTAATTATGAAAAAAAGAAAACATCAATAGAGTACAGAATTTTCTAAACAGCTTTTAATTCAAGAGTCTGTTTTAATATGGATTCACACTATTGCTATGTTAGTTTTAGCTTTTATATGCGTATTTAAGAGTTATTTTGGAGAATTGCCATGGTTAAGTGCTATGGTATCTTTACCATGGGTTGCATATGGAGTTAGCCAAAATGCATACTATAGGAAAGCTGAAAAAGAAAATACCGAAGGTGGTATTAAATACGAAACTACTATGTAGTCTTATAAAAATCCAGCAGATGATGAAGCTGTTGGCTGATTATAATCCCAAGATTTTTTAATCTTGGGATTATTTTTTATTTTCCAGCTAATGAAATTTTTGATTTTTTCTAAAAAATATAGTATAATATACATATAAATTAAGAATCTCAATAAATTTTATAAATAGATAAATTAGAGGAAATAATTTCCTCGGTTCATCTAATATTATAAAAAATTTTTGAGATTTTGTCAAATTATGGAGGAACAAATGTTTTGATTATTTACACAGATGGTTCTTGCCGAGGGAACGGAAAAAGTTAGAACGCAGGTGGCTATGGAGTTGTAGTTTTAGATGATGATGAAAATGTAATTCATATCTATAGCAAATCTTGTTTTAACACTACAAATAATAGAGAAGAAATTAAAGCTATTTTATATGCTTTGTTACACTATGGATATAATATTGTAGGGAATCCGCCAATCGTGTATTCAGATTCTAGTTATTGCGTAAATACTTTTAATACATGGATGTACGGTTGGGCGGAAAATGAATGGAAGAAATCTAACCGACAGGCTCCCGAAAATTTAGATTTAATACAAGAATATTATAAATATACTAAACAAGGTTATAAGATTGATTTAAGAAAAGTCGATGGTCATTGCGGACACAAGTGGAATGAACTCGCAGATTCTCTAGCTACTGGAAAAATATCTATCATAGACGCTTATTTAAAGAACGGTTTTAAACTTCAAGATATTCCAGCAGAACAAAAAGCAATAGAAAAATATAAAGGATATGTATTTTAATGACGAAAGATAAAACTCTATATGACAAAGACTCAATCGAAAGCCTAAGCCCCCTGGAATTCACGAGGCTTCGTCCTGGGGTATATGCGGGCGACTGTACTTACTCCACTCAGCTTTTGGTTGAGATAATTTCCAATGCAGTAGATGAATATAGACTAGGTCATGGGTCAAAAATAGATATAACTATAAATGGCGATATAGTTAAAGTTCAAGACTATGGACAAGGCTTTCTCGTTAATGAGATGCGTGAGGACGGAAAAACAGTTCTTGAAGCAGCTTTTAGCGTGTTGAACACCAGCGGTAAATATCGTTCTGACGGGACCTATGAGGGCACTTCGCTTGGGTCATTCGGGATAGGAAGCAAGATCACCTGCTTTCTTGCACACTGGTTGAATGTTACTACTGTACGAGATGGAAAATCGGAATCTATCCAGTTTGAGGAAGGTGTCTTTAAAGACAGAAAGATTTTTGATACAAAATCCGCAAATGGAACCACGGTAGAGTGGCAACCTAGTGAAGAATTTTTTACAAATACAATTGTTGAAATTGACAAGATAAAAAGTTTGTTTAAGACAATTACTTGTCTTTGCCCCGGTCTAACAATTGAACTAAATGATAATGGTAATTGCATAACTTATTTCTCTAAGAATGGTATCAATGACCTTGTAGATGAAGCGGTTAAGGGAAAAGAGCTTATCAACAATCGCTTTGAGGTCAAATACGCAAATGGTAAGAATAAGATTGATATGGTTTTGACCTATACGGGAAACTACTCTTCCATCTTAGTGCCGTATGTGAACACTGGTCTTACAGAAAAAGGACCGCACATTACACAAATTAAGTCTCTTTTGACTAAAGAATTTAATAAATTTTTTAGGGATAAGAAGTGGCTTAAAGATAAAGATGAAAATTTAACTGGCGATGATATTCAAGAGGGTATGTATATTGTATTTAATATAACTGCCCCAGATGTAGCATATAACGCACAAGTTAAATCTACAATTACAAAGATAGATATGACTCCATATATTTCTTCTGTGAGCGAAGCCCTCAATATATGGATGAAGAATAACGAGAAAGATGTTAAGATGATTGCGGATAAAGCTATTCTTGCTAAAAAGGCAAGAGAAGCCGCAAAGAAAGCTAAAGAAGCAGCAAGAAATACTGCTCCAAAAGGAAAGAAACAGTTCCTTAACTTGCCCAGTAAGCTTGTTGACTCTTGGAGTAAAGATAGAAGCAAGTGCGAACTTCTAATAGCCGAAGGAGATTCCGCAGCAAATGGACTGGTTAGCGCAAGAGACGGCGAAATTCAAGCTGTATTCCCAATTCGAGGAAAAATTTTGAATTTGTATAAAGCAAGTTCAGAAAAAACTTTTGCTAACCAAGAGGTAGTTAATATAATTAAGGCTTTGGGATTGGATTTAGACCCGAAAACAAAGAAGATACAGTATGATAAGAGTAAGCTAAGATATGGAAAGATTCTGTTATGTGCGGATGCCGACCCAGACGGTCAAGCGATTAAGAATCTTCTTTTAACTTGCTTTTGGTCATTGTGCCCAGAGCTTGTAACTAATGGACACATATATTCTACGCTGCCCCCATTGTTTAGAATTACAACTAAGAAGAATGAATATATATATTTGAAAGATGCGGATGCTTTGGAAGAGTATAAGGCGCAACATTCCGGGGAAATGTTCCAGATCAATCGTAACAAAGGATTGGGGGAACAGGACGCCAGTGAGCTCGCTGAATGTCTCTTGAATCCAGCCACACGCAATATTGCACAAATAACAGTTGAAGATGTAGAAGCAGCTAACAAGCTGTTTGAAGTATTCATGGGGCCAAGCGCAGTTCCTCGTAAGGCTTGGATTATCGAACATTCAGAGGAGGCAAATGATATTTAATGAGTATTGATATTTGTAAAGAATTAAGTCAAAATTTTATAGATTTTGCATATGAAGCTAATAGTCAGAGAGCTTTCCCCGATGCAAGAGATGGTCTAAAGCCCGGTCAAAGAGCCTGTCTGTGGGAGATGTATGTCAAAGGATACGCATCTAATAAACCCCATGTAAAGAGCGCTAAGATTGATGGTGGTGTAGCAGCTACTTGGTGGCCGCATGGCACGACCGCAATTTATGAAACATTTGCTCGAATGTCACAAGACTGGATTAACAATATTCCAGAAGTAGATTGGCATGGTAGCAATGGTAATATAGTTATTTCTGCGGACCCTGCGGCTGATAGATACACAGAGGCAAGACTAGCTAAAGCCACTGAGGAAGGTATGTTGGCAGGAATAAAGAAGAATACTGTGCCCATGATTCTTAACTTCACAGAGGACGAAGAATGGCCCGAAGTTCTTCCTGCCATATTCCCTAGACTTATTATAAATGGTAGCCAAGGTATTGGTGTGGCGATTGCGCAAGTCTGGGTTCCGCACAATCTAACTGAAATCGCAAACGCTATTCAAGAGTATATTGCTACTGGGACAATTGATTATAATAAGCTTGCTCCTGATTTTCCATCTGGTGGAGTAATCATCAATAAGAATGATTTACATACTATTTATGAAACAGGAAAAGGTAAAGTTGTACTTAGAGGCAAGGCTACAATTGATAATAATACAATTAAGATTACAGCTCTGCCTTATCAAGTATATGTTGAGCCTTTTATAGATTCCATCAGAAAGCTCATAGAAGATGGAGAAATTGATGGAATTAAAGAGATATATAATAAGACAGACTTGAAGAAAGGCTTGCTTGTTGAAATTGAGTGTGAAAAAACTCCGCTTGCGATATTAAATAAACTTTACCAAGCAACTGACTTGCAAAAATCCTATAGTCCAAATCAGACAGCTTTGGTTGGAAAAACGCCTAAACTTTTAAATCTAAAGAATTATTTTGATATTTACATTGAGCATAATATTTCTTGTATTAAGAAAGAGTATCAGTATGACTTAGAAAAAGCAAAAGCAAAGCTTGAAATTACAGAGGGCTTGCTTAAAGCTTTGGAAGATATTGATAATATAATCACTTTAATTAAGACATCTGAGAGTGCCGCAAAAGCTAAAGAAAAACTTATTGAGAAGTATAGCTTTACTGAAAATCAAGCCAAAGCGATTCTTGATATGAAGCTGAGTAGACTTGCGCACTTGGAGTATGTCGAACTAGAGAATACAAAGAAAGATTTGTTGGCGACAATTGATAAGTGCAATATTCTTCTTTTAAATGAAACTTCTCAAAAAGAAGAATTTATGAATAGACTAAATACTTTTGTTAAGAAGTATGGTTTTGAGCGTAGAACAGAAGTAACTCAAGTAACAATTCCTACTTCTAAGGAAGAAAAAGAAAATGTTAATGTTGAACCTGAAAAGTGCGTAGTTGTAATGACTGAGGGGGGCACTATCAAGCGAATTCCTGCAGCCTCATTCCGCACCCAAAAGAGAAATGGAGTAGGAGTAAAAACACAGGAAGATATTACTTCGATGATTTTGCGCACAAATACGATTGACTCGCTAATGATTTTTAGTAATCAAGGTAAGATGTATCGACTCTTAGTAAATGATATTCCTGTTGGAACAAATGTATCAAAAGGTCAGTCAATTAAGAGTCTCGTAGCGATGGATGCTGGAGAAGAGCCGACTATTATATATTCAATTTACAGAGATACTGACGCTAAGTTTGTTCTCTTTGTAACAAAAAATGGTCTAGTTAAGAAAACTTCTCTTGATGAATACATAAATACTAAAAAGAAGACTGGCATTGGAGCAATTTCACTTAAAGATAGCGATGAACTCGCTATTGTAACTTTGATTAAAGATGAACCTCTTATTTTGGTAACTAAGAATGGTTATACATTGAAGTTCAACTCCAATGAAATTGGGGCTACTTCAAGAATGACTTGTGGCGTTAAAGGTATAACTTTGGCTGATGGAGATTATGTTGTATCTGCTTTGCCAATACGTAATGGCACTGATACTTTGGCATTGTTTGCGGAAAACGGTTATGGCAAAAAGATTCCTTTGAGCGAGCTACAGCTTCAAAAGCGTGGCGGTAAGGGTCTTATTGGGTATAAGATACAAAGTGATGTGTGCGCAGCCACACTCGTTGCTCCAGAAGACAAAATACTTATTGTAGGCGATAAATCTTCAATATGCATATCTGCGAATGATATACCTCTAGCAAGTCGAGCAAGTCAAGGTAACTTGATGATTAAAAATGGGAACATTATAACTGTAAGTAAAGTGTGAGAGGGGTAAAAACCCTCTCACTTGCTTCTTATAGAAAAATATGATATAGTAAAATTAAAAAAAGGAGCGTGAAATATTTTGGCTGATACATCTACTGCAGAAACCCTACATAAGCTACAATATAATGGAGAACATTTAGATAGTTTGTTAGATAATGTTAATACGATAATTAACGTTAAAGATGGAACAACTACACCTTATATAAAAGTTTAGAACGGCGGAACTGGTAAACTTGTTTTTACTGCTAATAATATATTAGTTGGTAATGGTGATAAAGAAATCGGCGAAATAAAAAACTCTAGTGGTGTTTTATACTCTGATGGTAGCGCCACCCCAGCTTTCACTAAAGTACTGAGCGCCGCAAATGGCGGTACAGGGATTGGTACAGACGGATTCCCCACAATTATTGGTGTCCTAGTATATGATAGCTCAACAAAGAAATATAAATTTATTACTCCCAGCAGTGATAGTGATGAAGGAGTACTTCTATATAAAAAGGATAATGGAAGCTTATCTTTCAGTTCTAATATAACTAAAGTTGGAACTATTACTAGCGGACAATGGTAGGGTTCAGTAATTGATGTAAACCATGGTGGAACAGGAAAATAGAATTTGTCAGAGTTTAAAACAGCTTTGTTAAGCACTGATGGCGCTATTCCAGTGGCTTATGGTGGAACAGGAGCTACTGACGCAGATAATGCTAGAGCAAATTTGGGAATTAACTATGAAAATTTAGGAATAGTACCAGTATCAAAAGGTGGAACTGGCTATAGTGGAACTGACAAAGATAGTCTTATTAAATATCTGAATCTTTCTCTGGCTAACATTTCCGAAGTTGGTGATACAATAGTGCCTATTACTGCGGGTGGCACAGGAGCCAATACTCTATCTGGTATGAGAGAAACAATATTCAATAATTATATTGTTCCTTTATCTTCTGGTGGTACAGGAGTTTCAGCAGATAGCGCAGAGAATTTAATTAAAAATCTTGAAGTTCAGCTAAGTTGGCTCAAAATAGATGCTACTGACACTACTTTCGTAGTTCCTATTACTCTTGGAGGCACTGGCTGTTCAAGTATAGAAGCTTTTAAGTAGCAGTTGGCTCTTAAACTTTCAGACTTTGTTCAAGATACTATTCCTATTGGAAATGGCGGAACTGGGGCTGATTCTTTGGAGGATGCCCAAGAGTCATTAGGTATTGTAAAAACAGTTTTACCTTTAGATGAATCTATTACAATAGATAAAAATTATAACAGAGCATTTCTTAAAGCTAAAGGCGATAAAGCTATTACTATCACACTTCCAACATTTGATGAATTTCATAATATCGAATTTGAAGTATTAAATGCTGAAAGTTCTAGCTCTGTAAACATAACATGGGCTAATGGTACAAAAGTTTATAATCCTAAAATATCAAAAGCGACTTCCATAGGAATTGAATCTTGTGGAGTTGTCTCTATAAAATATCTTGGTGACAATGAATGGGTTATACACGGAGATATAAAGACCGTGAGTTGATATTTTTAAAGGATTATGCTATAATAAAATAAAAAAAGGAATTTATATATGACGGATACAGAATACTCAAAAACTGTTGACCTTTTGAATAAAGCCACTCAGGCTTATGATATAGGTAATCCTTTTATGACCGATAAAGAGTGGGACGATTTATATTTTCAAGTAAAGCAATGGGAAAAAAATAACACTCCTGATAAAAATTCTCCCACTCAATCAATTTCTTATGAAGTAAAGACTTCTCTTACAAAAGTTGAGCATAATCACCTAATGCTTTCGCTCCAAAAGAGCAAAGATATAAATGATATTAAATCTTTTATAGGACAGAAAGATTTTGTTGTCATGGGAAAAATGGACGGTTTGACTTGTTCTTTGACTTATAAAGATGGTAAACTGTTGCGTGCGGAAACTCGTGGTAATGGAACTGTTGGTGAAGATATAATTCATAATGCTAGAGTAGTAAAGACAATTCCGCAAACGATACCCTATAAAGATGAAATTTCTATAGATGGAGAAATCATTTGCACTTATAGCAATTTTGAGAAGTTCTCTGACAGCTACAAGAATCCTAGAAATTTTGCGGCAGGTAGTATTCGCCTTTTGGATTCTAAAGAGTGCGAAAAGCGGAATCTTACTTTTGTAGCTTGGGATATTACTCAAGGTATTCCTTATGAGATAGAGACTTTTGTATCTAAGTTGAAACTCTTATTAAAGTGGGGGTTTTTTGTAGTTCCATACGCTTTAACTTCGGAAGTTACAGAAGAAGTCAATAAAGCAATTGTTGAGCTATGCCGTCAAAATAACTATCCAATAGATGGATTAGTTTATAAGTTTAATGACATAGCATATGGAATTAGTCTTGGCGCTACTGAGCATCATTTTAATAACGCAATTGCTTATAAGTTCTATGATGAGACATATGATACAATATTGCGAAATGTCGAATGGACGATGGGTAGAACTGGTACTTTAACTCCTGTTGGCATATTTGATTCTATAGATATTGATGGTACAGAAGTTAGCCGAGCAAGTCTCCATAATGTAAGTGTTATGAAAGAAACTCTCCATGGAACGGGTTGGAATGGTCAAAAAATCCAAGTGTCTAAGCGTAATATGATAATTCCGCAAATAGAGTGGGCAGAAGAAGATAATGGTATTAACGAAAACTTCAATATACCTGAGATATGCAACATAGACACTTATGTACTGACTTTTATAAATCCAGAATGTAGCGGACGGTTAGTTAATAGGCTAGACCATTTCTGCGGCAAAAAAGGTCTTGATATTAAAGGTTTGTCTCTAAGCACCCTTGAAAAACTTATAACTTGGGGTTGGGTAAATACATTAAAAGATATTTACGCACTAAAAGACCATGAGGCAGAGTGGAAGAGAAAGCCCGGATTCGGCGAAAAATCAGTTTCAAACATTTTGTCCGCTATTGAAAACAGTAAGAATACAACATTAGATGCTTTTCTTACAGCTATTGGCATACCTCTGATTGGTAAAACTATGACTAAAGAGTTAGTTAAAGTTGTTGATTCTTATGAAGATTTTAGAGAAAAAGTGGACAGTAAGTTTAATTTCTCTAAGCTCAATGGATTTGCGGAGAGTAAAACTGATGCAATTTTAAAGTTTGATTATACAGAAGCAGATGAAGTATACAAATTTTTGAATATATCTAATGAAAAAAGTTCCAATGATAGTAATGGAGATTTGAATGGAACTATTTTCGTAATTACAGGTAAATTAAGTCAATTTAAGAATAGGGCTGAACTACAGAGTAAGATTGAGTCTCTTGGTGGAAAAGTCACTGGTTCGATTAGTAAAAATACAAATTATCTAATCAACAATGACATCAATTCTACTTCTACTAAGAATACAGAAGCAAAGAAGCTTGGAGTTCCAATCATTTCTGAAAGTCAGTTCTGTGAAATGTTTCTTTGATTGACTTTTTTAAAAAAATGCTATATAATGTAAACGTAATGATTAAGGAAGAAAAATTTTAATGAAAAGAAAAGAACTAAAAAACCTAGCAAAGAAAATTGCTGATTTTGAATTTATAGTTCAAGAAAGTCAAGACGAAAAAGAGATTCGAGAAGCTTAGAGATAGATAATCGCTTTATCAGGCAAGGTTCACACTCTTGAAGATATTGAGGCTATTGATGACATGGTTCAAGATTTTCTGAAAAAAATGATTTGACTTTTAAAAAATTTTTTGATATAATTTTTACATAAGCTAGAGACATGAAAAGCTTAAAGAAAAACAAATTATTTATTTAAAGGAGATTTAATAATTATGGCAATGAAAGAGAATAGCCGCAAGGTTTTTGAGTATTTGAAGAGTGTAAATGGTGAGAACGTTACTGCTAATGATGTGGCAGCAGCTTGTGGTCTGAATAGCCGCTAGGTTAATGGTAGCTTTACTGCTGCTCTGCAGCGCAAGGGCCTGGGTGTTCGTGTTGCCGCAGAGGTCGAGCTGGAGGATGGTACCCATCAGAAGGTCAATTTCCTGAAGCTGACTGATGCTGGTCTGGCATTTGACCCTGATGCAGCTGACGCTGAGTAATTAAAAATAGATTAAGGGGTAAATAAATTATTTACCCCTTTTGTTTTTTATATTATGGTATATTTTATAATAGGGTTATTATTGGGCTGTATTGTGGTATATGCTGTAACCCGATAGAAATTAAAAGACCATATACAATTAAATGAAAAAACAGCCCAATAGAATTAGGAAATAAAAGAAGAAAATACAAAACTTTTACTTCTTAGAGAAAACTATAAGGAACAAAATTAGACTTACCAGTAGCAAACTGAGAATTATCGTAATAATTTAAAACAATTAGAAGAACAAGCTCAATCTGCTGCTGATACTTTTTATAAAGATAAAATGAAAATAGCTTCTGAACGAGCGGTAAAAGCTGGTGCGGTTTATGATGAAGCTATTGAAGATTGTAAAAATCAATATCTTGAAATATTAGCTGATAATACTAAAGCATATGCTGATAATCTTAAAGCAGTACAAATTGCTTTAGAAGAAAAAGAAAAAGAGTTTGCGGACTTGGAGAAAAAAGTTGCGGCAGCCGTTGAAGCGGAGAAAAGAGCTGAACTCGCAAAGAGCGAAAAAGATTTTTACCGTTTGAACATAAGTGAGCAAGATATTGAAGAAATAAAAAAATTGCGGTCAGTTATTCCGTATTTGCGGAACGCCGAACCGCTTAATAAAGTAATTTGGAAAACATACTACGAAAAGCCTTATACTGATTTAGCTGGGCGAGTAGTTGGAAATAAAGTAAAAACTGGAATTTATAAGATTACAAATATAGAAAATGGTATGTGTTATGTCGGATAGGCTGTCAATATAGCCGATCGGTGGCGCCAGCACATTAAGCGAGGCATAGGGGCTGAAACGCCCACACGCAATAAACTCTATCCAGCTATGTTGGCTATTGGAGTAGAGAATTTCACATTTGAAATAGTGGAAGAATGTGATGCTTCTATGCTAAATGAGCGAGAGCAATTCTGGCAAGAGTATTTTAAAGCAAAAGAATTTGGATACAGTATTAAATAAGGGAGAAAAAACAATGAATAGAATTATTGATGGTCGAGGAACAGGAAAGACAAAGGAGCTTATGGAGGTAGCTAAGGCTAATCATGGAATAATCCTTTGCGCAAATCCCTATGCAATGGAAAGTAAAGCAAAAGCTTATGGTATTACAGGAATTTCATTTTTCTCCTACGATACAATTTTGAATCCAGATAGCAGAGTTCCAGTTTATATAGACGAAATAGAAAATTATATGAAGTGTAGACTTCCTAATCTTAGTGGTTATACACTTAGTAATGAGGACTAATAAATGGGTAGAGTAATTATTCAACCTGAAACTACAAAAGACCCAATTTCTTTGATTGGCCGGTAGGCAGGTATTTGCTATGGCGCAAATACTGAAAATGCCGAACGCAATTATAAGAGAGGTATTGACTGCATAAAGTCTAATCATGGGCGAACTTTTGAGTTTCCTGATGTTTATATGATTCTTGATGGCTATAGCGCAAGAGTAATAAGAGAGCTATATACTCATATTGGCGGAGCGCCTACTAGACTTCAAGCTTCTACTAGATATATTGATTACCAAAAAGGATTTGATTATATAATTCCTCCAAGCATAGCTAAATACTCTGAGGCTAAGCATATGTATCAAGAGGGCATGGACGCAATACTTAAATCATTACAGTATCTCGAAGACCAAGGTATCCCTAGAGAGGATTCCGCAAATCTTCTTCCTCTTGGAATGACAACCAAAATTGTTGTTAAGTATAATATGCGAACTCTTATTGATATGTCTCACCAGAGAGAGTGTGTGAGAGCCTATTGGGAATTTAGAGAAATGTTTAATGATATTAAGAAAGCTCTCTGCGATTATTCCGATGAGTGGAAAGAAGTAGTTGAAACTTGTTTTATGCCCAAATGTGAATGGATGGGCGGAGTATGTACTGAAACTCACGGTTGTGGAAGATTCTAATTGATTTTTATTAAAAATTGTTGTATAATATTTATATAAGATAAGAAAGTGAGTAATTAAATGTGAAACAAGAATTTATAAATTTTCTAAATGCTCTAATGGAAGCTAATCCAGAAGTAACCGAAAAGTTGATGACAGAGGATATTAAATCTTATATCAATATTTTAACTAAGGAAAAGACCGAAAAGCCACTTGTCACAGATAGTGGCAAAGTAGTTCTTAAATATATGCAAGACTGCGGAATCCAGATGCTTAAAGCAAAGGATATAGCAGAATCCTTGCTAATTTCGTCAAGAGCAGTATCAGGTTCTTTGCGCAAGCTGGTAACTGATGGTTTTTGCGAAAAGGTAGGACAAGACCCTGTTGTATACACATTAACTGAAAAGGGAAAAAATTTTGTAATTGACAATGAAGGAGAAAATAACTAATTATGAAAGCAACTGTAAACTAGACTCATATTGAAGGACTTTTGTATCAGCACTCTCTTGAGCTGAAAACCGCAGGACCTAATGCTGCTAATCCGGGCGTTCAGTTCATTACTGGTAACATTGAGATTGCTACCGATGATGAACTTCTGAATATTGTTCCTGTTCACTTTACTTATGTAACTCCTATCACCAAGAAAGGTACTGAGAGTGGAAACTTCACTATTCTGCTGAATATTATCAATGGTGTTATTGGTAGTGTTATGGGCAATGGCGCAGATAAGGCTGGTAAGTTGAGAATTGATTCTGCTATTGGCTTGAATGATTTCTATGACCGCAATGACGAGCTTGTTTCTGTAAAGCGCAATGAGGGTGGTTTCATTCATACTACTGGACCTTTTAATGATGACACTGCGCTGAATAGTCGTTTTGAGTGCGATATGCTCATTACTAATGTAATTCATGTTGATGCTAATGAGGATACTGGCGCTCCTGAAAAGGCTATACTGAAAGGCGCTATCTTTGATTTCCGTAAGGCTATTTTGCCTGTTGAATTTAGTGTTTTGAAGCCCGGCGCTATTGCTTATTTTGAGGGCGCTGAGATTTCTGATGAGAATCCCATGTTTACTAAGGTAAAAGGTTCTCAGGTTTCTGAGACTGTTGTAAGACGCATCGAGGAAGAGAGTGCTTTTGGTGAACCCTCTGTCCGTGAGGTAAAAACCACACGCAAGGACTTTGTGGTTGATTGGGCTGCTAAAGAGCCTTATCTGTGGGACGATGAATCTTCCATCACTGCTGCAGAGTTGGATAAACTCAAGGGTGACCGAGAGCTTATGCTGGCAACTTTGAAGTCTCGTAGAGATGAGTACAAGGCTTCTCGTGCTCAGGCTTCTGCTTCTGCTTCTTCCACCCCTGTTACTCCTGTTGCTGAAGGATTCAAGTTTTAATTGAATCCTTCAAAACCGTAAACTATAAGATTGGAGATTTATAATAATGGCAATAGATTTGAAAAGTATTTAGCCCCATAAGGTTAGTAGAGATTTAAGTGGATATATTACTTATATTTACGGCGCAGCTAAGACAGGTAAAACGACCTTTGCGTCCCAGATGCCCGCGCCACTTATCCTAGCATTTGAAAAAGGATTAAGCCTCATGGCAACCTAAAGGCTAATAAGATAAAATAGTTCTTAATAAAATCTCAAAAAAGTTTATTATTTTTTAGAGCAAAATATTTTATTCTAATAAAAGCCTAAAGGCATTTATAGTCCGTTTTATAAAGTAATTTATAATAACGCCAAGAACTGAACTGCGGGAAACCCCTTAAAGTCTCAATAACCAAACTATCATAGTAATATAGATAGCGGCGAAGGTAATGACTAAGGTAAGGTAAAATCATTGAGAATTGGGCAATCCGCAACGAAGCTTCCTCAAATGGAAGAACGCTCAACGACTATCCACAAGGCGACGTGAAATACGTCTATAGGAGTAGGGCTATAGGAATATAGTGGGTGAGAATCCCTTAAATCGAAGTGGTTCACTTCTTTAAAAGAAGAAAGATATAGTCTATTCTTATAGGAAACTATAAGTAGTAAAGATAATGCATTGCCCGGAGTTATGGTGCAAGACATCACAACTTGGGGAGACATGAAGCAAGTTGTCCGCCAGCTAAAGGACGATGAAGTTAAATCTATGTTTAAGTCAATAGTAATGGATACTATTGATGTAGCCGGAGGTCTTTGTGAGAGATATATTTGTTCTCAGGCTGGTGTAGATTCAATCGGTGATATTCCTTATGGTCAAGGTTGGACAAAAGTAAAGAAAGAATTTGAAGACACTTGTCGCACTATTACTCAGCTTGGTTATGCTTTGGTGTTTATTTCCCACGATAAGGATAAAACTTTCAAGGGTAAAAATGGCGTTGAGTACAACCAGACCATTCCTACGTGCCCATCTTCATTCAACAATATAGCGAAGGATATGGCAGATTTGTACGCATACGCCGAGAAATATACCGGGGACAATGGAGAAGGTAAGGTCCGGCTGATTATGCGTTCTCCTGATAATAGTGCTGAAACTGGTTGCCGCTTTAAGTACATTAAGCCTATTATTGATGATTTTAATTACCCAAATGTAGTTGAAGCGCTAAATGCTGCTATTGACTACGAAGCTGAATTGAACGGTAACAAATATGTTACTGATAACAGAGAAACTGTTACTCAGAAGTCTACTTACGATTACGATTCTTTGATGGCTGAGTTCAATGATATGGCTGGAAAACTGATGTCTCGAAATCAGAGCTTCGGTCCAAAAATCACTCAGATTGTTGAAAAGTACCTTGGTAAGGGTAAAAAGATTTCAGAAACTACTCTTGACCAAGCTGAACTTGTTAATCTGATAGTAACAGAAGTCAGAGAAGATTTAATGTAATATATAATCTCTCCCAAGCCGAGGTTTTCCTCGGCTTGATTTTTATTTAAAAATATGGTATAATTATAATAAAGAAAGGATG